AGTTGTTTACTCACTTCTGCACCTTCAACAGTGGCAGCGAATAGTTCACTTGCATTATTAAACGTATAGATAACCCCCACATTCAAAGTAAATAATTGGTTAGTCTGTTATATAACCTGTATAACCTAAACGCCTTAGATAGTTATCAATATCTCTAGGAACATCATCTACATTGTGCATAATTACGCACAATATATAAGGTAACATTGCATATTCACTCTTCTTGACACGAGGCTCTATATCTGGGTACCTATAGTATATTTTTTGCATGGCTTTAATCACAGTTTACATATCTAACAAATCAAGCAATATTAATTGATGAGTCGTGTAGCTCATTAGACCTCTTGCAAAAATCTTAAGTCGATCCTTGTACAGCAGCATTTTTGAAGATTATCAACTACTAATAAACCCAGCAAGCTAGTTGTTTACTCACTTCTGTACCTCCAACAGTGGCAGCGAAGCAATTAAAAGAATTATCCGTTGCTTCTACCTACAAACCGCCATCCTAAGATTAGGGTGGGCATTGCCCACCTAATTTTTATAAGTCTGTTGACATTAAGTTAAATTCCTTTTTGCTACAGAGCCCTCCCAGCACCGCACACCACCCGAAAACCGAGGCTGCTGTTGAGGCTGCGGCGGCCGTCGCTGCTGCGGTAAGCAGAACGACAGCGACGGGAATAGCTGAACCAGGAACCGCCCCGCAACGGAGAACGATTATCATCCCCATTTTCTATCCAGGCACTGCCATCCGTCGGCGCACCGTAGTTATCGTGCCAAGTATCGGCGCACCATTCCCAGACATTGCCGTGCATATCGTACAGTCCGAAGGCATTGGGGGGAAATTGTCCCACGGGAGTTGTTTCGTTTTGATATTCTCCTTTGGGTTCATCAGCGTCGGTTTTGATGGCATCATAGTTAGCCAATTCCCCCGTAATGGTTTCCCCAAAGTAAAAGGCGGTTGTTGTCCCCGCTCTACAGGCGTACTCCCATTCTGCCTCACTGGGAAGTCGGTATTCCCCTCCCGTTAGTTTAGATAATCTCGCACAGAACTCGACGGCATCGTACCAGTTGACTTGTTCCACAGGTCTATCCCGGCGCGCGTATGATCCTTCCCTATCTTTAAAGTGGGAGGGATCAGGATCAAGGTCTTTTTCTACTTTCAAATCCTTGCGAGAGGCAACTGCTCTCCATTGTGCTTGGGTGATAGTATACTTGCCCATGAAAAAGGGGCGGACGTTAACCTCATGTTGAGGACGTTCATCATCGTAACTATCTTTCTCGTCTTGCGGTGAACCCATTGTGAATGTTCCCCCCGGAATGGCAACCATTTCTAAGGTGATGTCGTTGTCTAAATCTTGGCTGAAATATTGGGACTGCTTTGACTCTTTGTTAATCTGCTCACCCTTCTCATTTACTTGCACCACCTCAAAGTTAAATGATAACAATTCTAACTTTTGCAACGGTTTAACTGAATCTGGATTAACTGAGACTGGAACCTTCTTTGATTGCGTATTTTGATGTTTCATAATAATATATCAAGTAATGTATTGATGTCCCCAATAGTGCAGCTGAGGGCATCGGCCTCTATAAAGCGTATCTCACCACCTACACGATGAAAGGCCTGGGCCTTCTCTTTATCGAGGGGCCGCTCTTTATTAGTAAAGACTACCTCCTCTGTCTCCTGCTGCAGTGCGTAGTTGATAGCCGTACGATAGAGGTCCTGGTCTACTACGTAGCGGAGGGCCGTTTCGTTAGGGTTAAGCCCATCTGTCACGTAACGGCGGCCCACTACTAAGAAGGGGCTGTTCTGATAACGCACTACCAGAACAGTCCAATACATAGTGCCATAGTGTGTGCCCTGGGCCCACGGACTAGTAGCCACTACGTTAATAGTGATGTCAGGAATGACATCTTCTATACTCAGGAGAGTATAGAGGGATAACTCTGGGAAGACAAAGGGTAACGCTGTTCTATCTTGTCTAATGGCGGGCAGCGCCAATACAGTCTCAAGCAATGTATTCTCCTGCTATCTCGTAGCATACTGTTAACGCGTCCTCGTACATAACCTCAGACTTTATATTGACGTGTATATCAGGGAACGTAGATAGAAAGAGTCGAGGATGAGGATGGCCGCGCTCCTTTAACTTATCTATTATCTGCTGCCATACAGACAGTTCGGCATCATATTTAGATATATCACTCTTATACTCTCGTGCTGCGATTAGTTGATTAACTATGCGGGGCAGCTTATCGACAGCATCGGGGGCATCCATAATATCCTTGAGGATACGCCGAGCCTTCATGTAATTACTCATACGCAACATCGACTCCTTAGCAACAGCTAGCGCTTCGTCGCTGTACCAATCCCAGAAATCTATCTCATCATTGATAAGAACCAGCTGATATACACCAGCTGGTTCTAGCACCATTGTTGAGTTCTTCATAAGCTTGTTATGACTAGTGACCTGTTCTAGGGCATCGTCAGAGAGATTGAGAGCTCTGAGAACATCCCTAGCGCTAACATAAACATCAATGAATTCTATAGATAGGTTATTGTATTGTTGAATCAAGGCACACGCCCCCCTTGTACGGGTATTAATTACTATCATCGGCGCTGATATTCGATGTATCAGCGTCGCTATCTGATCTACTAACGGTATTCTTATGGGGGGTGGGGGCCCAGTCTCCGTATCCCGTTGTGGCCTGGAGTCTCGTGCCCGCGCCCATAATGATGTCCGCGATGTTGGCACACTCTGCGTTGAATGGTATGATCTCGATCTGGCGACCGCACACGACAACTGCCTCCTCTGGGTCGGGGGTGGATATGGGTTTGGGGTGCACGAGTAGGTAGCCCGATTCTACCTCGTTGATGTCGATGGAGTTGTGAATTAGGGCTCCGTCGTGCTGATTATTGGATGCGAGGTCGTGGATGTCTCGAAGGCTGTCTACCTCTATACGTTGTAGCAGGGCCGACATGGCTGCTATCTTCTCATGCTTGGGAATCAGTTTAGACCACTTCGCTATGCTGGTAGCTATGCCTTTAAGGTATCCTACTAAGCTAGCGAGGGCCTGCGCCTTAGTGGGTACATCCTTATCAGCTAGGAGCGGTTCTTCTAGTACTAAGCGCGGTATAGTGAAGCGGTTACTGAGACGCTTAACGAGTCGGGCCCCATTGATTACTGCTAACACGGCTGTCTTCACAGTGCCTACAGACAGTAGGGGGTCAGGAGAACTCACACGGCCCGATAGCATCTCATCCAGATGGGAACTAATACCTAGCTTCTCCATCTCATGATGAGCAATCGTCGCGTGACACTTCACGACATCATAGTTAATCACAGGGCTGGATATTAGAAGCACCTCTCTGAAGTTCCTACTAGCACCCTGGAGGCCGCCTCCCTTCTCGTATACACGGAGCCCCTCGTGAGGTTGGGTTAGTTCTTGCGAGTACTCTGCCTGACGTTTCGTGTAGTCGATACTAGTCACGCGCTCGAGTATACCCTGATAGCAGTTCAGGTTATGAAGGTAGCGGGCCCGTTTACTAGCCAGCTCAGCCTCACTCAGGCTATCGCGAGTACGCTCTATCCGATCTCGTTGTCGTATCAGCCACGCGATGCCATAGCCCAAATCAACCTGTGTCGACGGAGCACTACTAAGCGGCTTATTGAGCTTAGGAAGGGGGCGGCCATCTACATCAACGAACCACTGATCCTGTAGTCGAGAGGGGCTCAATAGTAAATCCTCCCCCTTCTCGATGAAGGTATCGATGATGTGCTCGTGGATACGGTAGCGGAAGCAGATCCCCTCCTTAGCGTAGTAGGGGGCCCGCGTCATAAACGTCTCTACGCTCTCCCAGCTATAATTTCTACAGTAGACGTGGATAAAGCTCTTACGAGGCAACGGCACTCCCTTCCACGCATGGTAATCAGACTTAGCACGCATCTGGCGCTGGCACAAAAACGTGTGGATGAATAAACGCCGACTATCGCTATCCATGCCAGCCGTTAGCTCGCGCAGATAGTGATACTGACTAATAGTGAGTTTTAGATTAGTTTGGATGTACGGCATAAATTCTCCACTTCATTTAATTTTAACATGATCTAGCAATTTAAACAAGATAATTTTACTAGATGCTGGATGATATCGTATAAATTTATTAGTTGAAGGTTTACTATTAGGGCCCGCGCCTCTGCCAGCATAATCATACCCAATTGTTATAACTATGAATAGAACTAAGAAGGGTAATGTAACAGCAGAAGCGCGGGCCGAGTACGGTACAGTGGGGGATAGATTCCCTATATTCGATAAGCGCAGCGCATTGAGTGCCCTTAAACTGCGGGGCCACGGCAATCTATCTAAACAGGAGAGGGCCCGTGTTATTAATAAAGCCGCTAAGTTTGTTCCTGAGGCAGCTCGGGCTGCTCGAGAGGCGGATCAACAACGCTCTCGTCGTAGTTAGAGAGGAGGAAGGTGTTAATCCAGTCTATATTGCTCTGGGTTAACTCTCTACCAGTCTCCTCGTAGTATTCTCGAAGGGCTAATACGCTCTGTATCCAATCGAGTTCTTTATCTGATACGCCCTGGAGGTCATCTAGGATCCAATTATTGTCGCGTAATCTCTGAATCTGTTCTGGGGTCATGGTAATCTTTATCTGTTATGAGGTCATGGTGATCTTTGAGAATATGGCTTGCAGGGGAGAGAGACTTACCATCTACAATATCGTTTATACTGCCGATTAATATAGAGGGGTCACCTTCTTCATCGACTCTATCACGAGCGACAATTACATCTCCATTAGTGGCTAGGAAGATAGAGACATCTACATTATAATAGATATATGATAGGAAGTACATATCACCATCATTATCATCAGGACGGTCTTCTCTAGTATTGTTGATTACTACGTAACTAGATCGATTGACATGAACTTCAATAAATTTATTATTGGAATCTAGACCTAGATTCTGATAGGCCCACGTCTTCACGATATCAATCGCGTTATCCTGCATTTTGTCTCCTCCCTTGTTTAAGTCTGCCTATCTCGAGAGCATCACTGCCCATGATGTGGAGCTCCTTATTGCTATTAAGTAATAAGTGTCGTGTTCGTGCGCCGGGCCAATAGTAGTAATCGCCCCACTTTATCAACAGGCCCGTCTCGAGTATAGGTTCTATATTCTTTACTACTAATTGCATCTCCTCCTTAGTCATACCGAACTCACCATGGTTATGGCGGTCATAACTATCGCGCCGATAATGTTGAGTGCGACGAGCCCATACTCCTTTAACGGATTCAGAGTTAGCTATCATAGCCAGCTGGCAATAATAGCGTAGATTACCCCCCGGCATACGTAGAGGGGTGCTCTCAACAAGGCGGCGTATAGTAGGGCTATAGTAGTGAATACGCCATTGGTCCACTGAATTCTTATCGTTATAGAAGTCGGCCCCCCATGCGGTTATACCTAACTCGAGCACATTAGTTAGGTAGTATTTATTAGAGTTATCCTGGCCACCACTCATCCTAGCATGTAACCGCGTATAGTTAATGTGGGGCTCCATATCCTCGAACCAGAGTTGGATAAAGCGTCCTCCCTCCTCAGGGGTAGGTTTGTATAATGATAAGAACTGGTAGTCTGTTGCCTGCCATATAATGCTGGATATCTGCAATGTTTTAGCTAGGTACATTAGAATTGTAAGTTAGTATGAGATGTTCTGTATTCTGAATTATGTTTACTCTTTTAGTGCACACCTAGGATTTTCTAGATTAAAATACTCTAGACTGAGAAAGTATACACCATCTAGCTCTCCTTCTACAAATATAATTGAAGCTATTGCAATAGCTACCGCAAAAAGATTAGTATTCTTTCTAAGCTGGTCAAGAACATCGACTCTTAGAAACAATGTTACTATAGTTAACAATAGTTGATTTTTGAGAACTTCACGAAAATACAGTACAGTATTTTCCTTTACTATGCCGAACGCATAAACTAGCCCATTGGCAATAGTGCGGTTGTAACAATGTTTAAGTAATGCTGAAAACTGTGGTTCTTGTTTTGCTTCATTGACTAAATCAGCGATAAAATCTTTTGTTGATTTAGGTAAATTATCATAAACACTTTTGATTTCTATTGTAGCTCCGTAACTAATCATTTTTTACTCCTTAGTTGTATTTGGTTTGTAAGTTAGTCCCCAGATATGTGACGTTCCGTATATTTTTTTATAGTCCCCCTCTACTACAAAACTAGAAGCTATAGCGATAGCCTTCATAAACAAGTTAGCATCTTTTTTCAACCGTTTAGGGGTAGAAACGCCTGTTAAAAATGTGGCAATAAGTAACCAAGCTTTAAAAGCTACAAACGAAATCCAATCTATTTTGACATCATTATCATCATTAACATCATTGTATTTTAATTGTATGTATGTATCCATTACATTGTCTTTAATTGCGGCTTTATAGAAGTGTTCTAAGTATTTTGACTTAGGATTCTGTACTAAAGCGTCAACGTATTGTTTAGCTTCGATAGGTAAACTATTGTATTGTTCTCTAACTAATATTGCGCGTCGAATATCCATTGGTTTACTCCTGTTTTAGGTTATTTTTAGCTTCTTACTTTATTCGTAGTCCCAATAATAGGGAGATTCATTGACATAACCCTCCTTTACAAGGTAACTAACTATAACAACAGATCGCAGAAAAAGACAAAAGTTTTCTTTGAGAAGCTTAGGTATTGTCACACCTGTTAGTAGCGAATAAATAAACAGGAATATCTTGATTTTTAAGTACCAAAAACACCCTGCTTTTTCAAATGGATCAGAGTCGATAAATGCACCGCTTAAAAGTACATCTACGTTGTTTGATTTGATTGCGCTACTATGGAATCCTTTTAGTATTGAAAGTACAAAAGGTTTTTTCGATACTTTAGTTACTAATCGGTTGACGTAATGCTTGGCTTCGATTGGTAACTCATCGTAGCTTGAATCGATTAGTATTTGATAGATTTGAGTGTCCATTTTTTTACTCCTTAGTTGTATTGTCGGTTATTTCTTTATACCAGCTTTTTTCTACTAGAAAAATCGACGCTAGTGTTAAAGCTTTTCTGAAAAGATCAAAGTCTTTTCTAAGAGGAGAAGGAATAGCAACTCCTGTACACATAGGTATAATAATAGTTATAACCCAAAACTTAAACCGGTCAAAAAAGGAAAGATTCCATTTATCATTGGATAAATACGAATAGAAGTATCCTTCTTCTATATCCCCTTCCCACCACCAGATTAATATCTCGTTAGTTACTTGGCTAGTTTGAGATTTTTTTAATAAATCATCAATCCAGTTTTGTGACTCAAGGGATAATTCGATATACTTATTTCTAATCATGAGTTTGAGTAGTCGATCTTTGAATTGAGGATTAATGTTAATGTTCATTGCTTTACTCCTGTTTTACTTTATGTAGTCCCAGTTTTACTCTGAAGGTGGAGATTAAAGGCTGTTTTAAACTAATGCTTTACTGCAATTGTTAGAATTATCCTCAAAAATTGCCCCTCGTTGAATTAAATCCTGTTCTTGTTCAGAGGTGATCCCCGCTGCATCGATAAAGATAGCGTTTTCAACATCAGCCCCACTTAGGTCAGCCCCACTCAGAATAGCCCCTCTTAGGTCAGCCCCACTCAGATTAACCCCTCTCAGGTTAGCTCCACTCAGAATGGCCCCTCTCAGAAAAGCCTCACTCAGATTAGCTCCACTCAGAATGGTCTCACTCAGGTCAGCCTCTCTCAAGAAAGCCCCACTCAGAGTAGCCCCACTTAGAGTAGCCCCTCTCAGGTTAGCCCCACTCAGAGTAGCCCCACTTAGGTCAGCCCCACTCAGGTCAGCCTCTCTTAGGAAGGCCCCCCACAGGTCAGCCTCTTTCAGGAAAGCCCCACTCAGGTCAGTTTGAGTTAGAGTAGCCCCACTCAGGTTAGCCCAACTCAAGATAGCCCCACTCAGGTTAGCCCCACTCAGATTAGCTCCACTCAGAATGGTCTCACTCAGGATAGCCCCTCTCAGGATAGCCCCACTCAGGTTAGCCCAACTCAAGATAGCCCCTCTCAGGATAGCCCCTCTCAGGATAGCCCCTCTCAGGTCAGCATCACTCAGGTTAGCCCCTCTCAGGATAGCCACACTCAGGTTAGCCCCACTTAAATCAACTTGTTGTAAAGTTGTCTTATCAATTGTTTCTTCTCGAATTGCCTTAATTAATTCAGCTTTTTCAATAACTTTTGCATCTGTAGTGAACTCGACTTTTGCGACGACAATTTCGGGTATATCGTCTGATTTAACATTGAGAAAGGCTTGCAATTCCCCCGATTGATGTAAATCTACTAGGCGCTGTAGTCCATCTTCTGAACCTTCTAAAAATAACCGAATACTGCCTTTAAGTTGAGGTTTAATGTTCATTGGTTTACTCCTGATTAATTACAAGAACTGATTGTTAATTTTGCATTAATCTAATTTAGACAACAAAGCTAAAATTGTATTTAATGCAGTACCTTCTGGTGTATATCTTGCTACAGATGATATAGCTAATAGCTCTTCAAGCATCTGACTAAAAAACTCTAATTGCTCTTCTTTATCAGAAAAAGGAAAAACTAAATTACCGACTGTATCTGTTAACTTATTTGACATCAGTGGAATCTGATGTTCTGTGCGTGCGTGATAGTAAATTTTTTGGCTCATTGATTTTTTCCAACTCATTAGGGTGATTACAAAAAATCGTAAACAAAATAATTGACAACCTTGACCGCTTCTTTGATCTTTGGGATAAAATCAATGTCTAAGCTAATAAAGATAAAAGGGTTTTCTGTTTTCCTTGTATTTTCTAGTTTATGGTAGTATGAAATATCTAACAGCAAAATATCCCCTGCTTTTAATATTAGCCTTTGAGTGTTTTTTCTGCGAACTAACAGATTATCTATTCGCTCATCCATACTCCTAAAAGTGGTGTCGCAATCTGTTTTTAGGAGTTTTTCTATTTTTTTATTATTTACTGATGATGCGTAAAGTTCATAATTGGCACTTTCGACGACTAAAATAATTGAGTATTTTTTATCTTTATAAATGTCGTCGACGTGCCATTCTACTCCCAGAGTAGCCCATAAAGTATAAGAGTAATCGTACTCATTATAGAGAGGGTTTACATAATTATGTTTTGTAGGAAACTTATCAGTAAAACAAGAATCGGTTGCTATTTTGTTTAGCTTCTCTAGATTGTGATATTTACCTAGTTTATGCAAAGGTTTCATTTTTTTGTTTGATTAAGGATTACTAACTGATAACTGGTAATTGATTACCTACCAAATAAGAAAGATGCGGCGCCAAGTAAATACACCCATTCTTCTTCAAGCATTAATTCCGTTTTAGAAGGGTCGGCTATATCAAATAAACAAAAGTCAACTTCATCTATACGGCCACCATCGTAATATAACTCAATATCAGTATTTGGAAATACCGTCATAAAGCTAAATTTAAATGCGGCATTTTGGCGATTCTCACAGGTTAGTGTAGTTGAATGACTTGGATTCTCCCACGGAATCCTATCTTTAGAGTTTTGATAAGTTACTTTTAACTTCCAATCGATAACCGAGGGAAAGTCTTCTTTAAAATGAGTTTCTCTTACCCATTTAGCGATTTCATCTACTATCCATCCCTGATCCTTTTGCATAAAATAGTGAATGCCTTCTGAATATCGAAACGGATATGACTTTGTTTCGTACCAGTTTATCTCAATCTTAGCAAATTGTCCTATGTCTATCATCGTCATTGCTTTACTTCTAAGTTATTTTGTTTACTGGTAACTGATAACTGATAAATTAACTGCTCCATTGACGCAATTCAGGTGATAACTCAAGCGTAGTTATAATTGGCTGCAGTTGAATAGTGGGATCAAAAACTACATAGTATTGATTTTCTGTATCCAATTGTCGCGAAGGCAATACACCTTCGTAAATATAAACCACGTACAGTATATATTTTGAGTCGATAATTATACCGACTTTACTGCACTCACAAATACCTTCAATACGAATCTTCATTTTTACTCCTAAATAATGAGTGAACACTGATAACTAATAAATACCTGATTAGTAACTGTCACAAACTACCCGAAAACCGACATCGTCGTAGCGGATGAGGCTGAAGTTGTAGTCGCAAAACTCAGAACGGCAGTAATAAGAACAGCTGTTCCAGGAACCGCCCCGCAGACACTTATCAATACACCATTCCCAGACGTTGCCACTCATGTCATAGAGTCCCCAAGCATTAGGTAATTTTTGCCCTACATGATGGGTTATCAACCAAACATTAGGTGATTTTGCTGCGCCTACAGGATAGGTTGCCAGCCCAGAGTTGTCTTCATACCAGGCGTAATCTCCTAATTGATTAGCATCATCTCCAAAATAATAGTCAGTAGTAGTCCCTGCACGACACGCATACTCCCACTCTGATTTTGTGGGGAGGCGATACTTATGGCCAGTCATTCCATTTAATTTTATGCAAAAAGCTTGGACATCGTTCCAACTTACACTTTCCACTGGATTTTGGAGATTGTTTTTAAACCAAGAGGGATTGGTTCCCATTACTGCTTTATATTGTTCTTGAGTCACTGGATATTTACCAATCGCAAAACTATTGATTTGATCCTGGCTTGCTGGTATTTCTACCATTTCAATTTTAATCATCATTTTTACTCCTAGTTTTGTTTTTGACGGATGATAACTGATAACTGGAAACTGGCATCTAACTAATCTCTATCCCGCTACTGTCAACAAAGTCATAAACATTCATAAAATGCTCTTTCCATTCATCGGGATCAGACATACTTACTTTGTCAATTGTCCACGTCCACTCTCCAGGCTGTAAATATAGCCCTGCTTTCCACTTATTAGGGTATGGAGGTGTTGTGCTTTTCACTGGAGTAAGGATAAATTGAAGAATGTCTTTTTCCCATTTACCTTTTTTGATATTGTAAAAGCAGGATAGCTCATCAACTAAGTCATCGCACTCTTGCTGATAGTCAGCAAAATTCTCTGGTAATTTGAATTTAGGTTGTTTTTTAGTTGTCGGTTTAGGTTCTAGTTTAGTTTCTGGTTGAGGCTCTGGTTTGGTTTCTGCTTGATTGTTCTTCAGTTGTTTATTTTCCTGTTGCAGTAGATAAACCGCGCATTCTAAATCGTGAACTCGTTGTTTTAAGTTGTCAATCCACGTTTGGTTGTATTCTTTGTTCTGTTCTAATTCCCGATTTTTCTCCCATAGAATCTCATTTTTTTGTTCTGGTTCCTCAACTAATTCGTTTAGCGTTGAGACTTCGGTATTTAATTGAAAGGTAGGTGATTGGGGTATCAAACTAATAGTCCAATCATCCAGACTGGAAGATTCAGTTATGAGTACAGGTACAGGTTCACTTAACAACATATCGACAAGTGCAACCTGTCTTTTTTTAGAAAGCGATAACTCATCATCGGTCTTTAACTCGTTGTCAGAGTTTTGATCTTCTGGAAGAGTGTATTTACAGAAATCAAGATAGTCCCAGATATCGTAATAATCCTGGTCATCAAAACCGTCAAGACTAAAATTATTTAAGGCATCAAAGATATTTTGAACGCCAAAATGTCGATTCCCAGTGCGACTACAAACAGTAACATAATCACCGTTATCAGTAACTGATAATATTCCGTGGTTTACCTCGAAGTATCTATGATTAATTTGATTGAGATTGTTTTCGATACGCTTGATAAGCGCCGTTCTTTCGTAAAAATTAATAGAAGTCATGTCTTGTTACTTCTTGTGTGTTTGTTTACTTGATCTTGTCTTACGATATTCTCCCAGAAATATCAACTATTTGAGAGAATTATTTCTGTTAATCCCTTGCTTTTTGATTATCTCAGGATGCCTATCACAGATTAAAGCTATTCTTGTCAGCGGTACGCCTGATAGAGAGTAATTTTGTAACTTAACAATATTTAAGACAGAAGATTTTAAAACTTCAAAATCTTCTGTTTTAAGAAACATAATTAAGATTATAAAATTGCAAATCACTCTTGAGGTAAATAGAAAAATCCTTTAATTGCTGGAAGACAATTAAAACTAACAGGCAAAAAAACAACTTTTATACCATCGCAATACCAGCCATCATCATGTAAAAAAGTAAATCTTTTATCAAGATTAGCCCCTTTGGTATAAATACACTTACTTTTGATGTACTCAAGTACATCTTGCGCTTTTTTTATGCAGTCATCAAAAGCTTTTTCTATTTGATGTGGTTGATATGGTCCGATAATAATTTCTTGACTATCGACCCGGCAACATTCAGCGTAAAACTCCCCTAAGATACCGCTAAGACTAGGTTGCAATCGGATCGTTTCTTCATTTCTAGTAGCCGTAGCAGGAACGACAGCACTATTATCTTTTAGCCAACAGCAAGAATCAAACTTAATATTATCTGTATCGACAAAACCTTGTTTGTTTAATGCCCATTTTACAGTTTCTTCACAGGGATTACCGTCTTCCCCGATAAACGGAGGTTTTGCGTTCCACATATTAGCCAAAGATACCGTTTTTGCGCCCAATCTTTTGTATATGTTCATAATCTTTGTTAATGCTAGTGTTAACATAAAAAGGGAAATTATTCCCGTTTTGACTTAATTGCTTGTTACCAAATGCTGTAAAAGTGATAGCCACTTTTTATAACCTCTACGCTGAAATGGGCGTTATTGTGGCATCGTATATCTCTTTTGCCGTCGGCAACTCTAGAGACAAATCAACTAAAGCCGTCACGCTGTAGAGTGTGTCGTGGATGCCACGAGATAAACCTCCCGTAGGAACCATAACTAACTGTGAAACATAGATAGTGGTGTAATTTAGAACGTCAGCCATATTATGACTGTGTTTTGTGTGAATAGCCTTTGCTATAAAACTAGCCACGCATAGTTTTAGTTAGTGCGTGCCTGCCTAGTGCCTGCCTAATCCTGTATGTGTAAATTATAATCAACGATGTCTCTCATGAGCCCACCAATTACTCTAGTAATCCCGGATTCGGGTCAGACCAGTTTAATAATAACGGATACGCCCAGCGACCTCATCGCCGTAGGTGGAGGTAATCTATCAGAGGCCGCTAGTGCTATTGGTATACGTGACAAGATAGGTAGTCTTCAAGGAGAACAGCGCCTAAGTGCATTAGTGCTTAAAGATGTTCCTCCTGGATTTCCTGGCCCGCCTGGTCCGCCTCTATTAATTAAAGGTAATCTTAATTCTATAGGCGATCTGCCTACTAACCCCTCTATAGGACATGGTTATTTAATTCAAGGTATTCTTTACACTTGGTCGGGTATAGCGTGGATTAATGGCGGACAATTACAGGGCCCTATTGGGCTATCCGCTTATCAAGTAGCCTTGGACAATAGTTTTATTGGCACGGAGCAAGAATGGCTCGATAGCCTAAAACAACAATGGATTGTTACAGACTGGTAAAAATATGAGTACAACTTTTAAGCCCTCTAAATTAACTGCAGTCCCATCGCTACCCTGCGAGGGTAACGCTGTATTTTTTGTTGCGCCTCAGGGCAAACCGAACTATATTGAAATATATGTAAGCAATACTTCTGGGACTGCTCTAAAGCGACTATTGACAGACACCGATATTCAGTCTTTAATCGATGCTTCAATTTCTGGATTAGCTGGCGAAATGCCGATTGTAGCTAATATAGCAGCTAGAAATGCCCTATCTCCAACTGAGAATACTCAGGTTCTGGTACTAGACGCAACTGGCGATGCCACTGTGGCAAGCGGCGCAGCCACTTATATCTATCGATTTTCTACAACTTCTTGGATTAAAATAAGTGAAGCGGAATCACTCGATCTAATTCTCCAGTGGGCTAATATTCAGGGAAGGCCTATTAGCTCTCCTAGTGCTATCGATACGGCAGTATCTAATAGCCACGTTCACAATGGGAATTTGTCCCAACTTAATAAAATAGGAGAAAATGCTGACGGACTTTTTACCTATAATAATGCCTTGCCCAAAATTGGCTGGGAGGGGCCTATCGCATGGTAGCTTTTCGCCCTGAAAAGGTATTAGGAGGCCTTCCCTCTACCCTAACGCCTAATGCCATCTACTTTGTCAGGGTAGGAGCTGGGATCATGGTCTATGTCGCTGATGCTACGGGAAGCGCGGCTTATTCTATAAATCAGGAGAGTGGGGGCGGCGGGGGCTCTGAAATTACCTCTCTGGCTACTTACGAGTACCTCCTAGCTATAGGATTAGGATAATAAATGGCACTAAATAACGCTACTTTTTCAGGACTGACGACATCCTTTCAGGATGTGTACGTCCCTCCTAGCGGCGTATCAGTCGTATCTGTCTTCTCAATTCTTTGTTGTAATAGGGCGTCGACGGCAACCGACTTAAACCTGGTTCTAACTAATAGCGAAAACGTGACTTTGTGTTTCATTAGCTTCACAATACCTATCCCAGTTGGTTCCAGTTTTGTTCCTATTTCTAACCCTATTATCGTCAAGCCGAATCAGAAGTTAAGGGCTTCAGCTTCTGCCCCTAACGTAATGGATATGTTGATAGGTTGTTCGGAGTTTTTATGACACGTGAAGGTGGCTTCATGGGCTCTCAACCCCTTTGGGATGGGGCCAATAGACCGGGGAATTGGAGTGTTCTCGACGTTTACAATCGACAAAGACGAAGCTTCTGGATTCGATCCAGTGATCCTTTTGTCAATAGTGTTGTTTGCGATCTTCGATTTGATGGCGCAAACAATGGAACCGTGTTTACTGACAGTGGTCCACTGTTACTACCAGTTTCGCGAGTAGGAACCACGGGTGTAGTAACGAGTACCACTCGATCTAAATACGGAGCTGCTTCTGGCTTGTTTCCTGATACAAACGGGTATTTAAGTGTCAATCACCCTAATTTAGCATTGGGAACTGGGAATTTTACTATTGAGATGTGGCTATTTGCCGCCACATCTCGCGGGAATAATGGAATTTTATCATTTGGTACAAATAATAGCACTTTTACTGTTATTTTATTTGCTTCTAGTAATTTGTTAAGCGGGATTGGTTATAGTAATGTAGTGGCACTTCCTATCGATAGTTGGTTTCACATTGCTTACGTTCGTCAGGGCACCGGAACCAACCAATCAAGAGTATATTTAAATGGAGTCTTGATCAACCAATCTACTAATGCCTCTAATTATACTCAAACCTTTTATAATATTGGAATTTATTACTCTACAGGTTATTGCTGGGGGGCCAATATCGACAATTTTAGAGTGACTAAGGCTGTCCGGTACCTAACAAATTTCAATCCCGAAACTGACACTTATATGGGCTAATTGAACTATGACTACTCTGTATTCCTTAAGAGGGCAATACCCTCAACAACTCCCAGATAGAATTCTTCTCAGTGACGGGTTCTCCCGTACTGGGGGAAATTACACCCCTGAAGAGATAGCCGATGCTGGCTATCTTCCAGTTGAAGTTCCAGATTATGACCCAACTATCTATCAATTGGGTTGGAATGGAGCCGAGTTTGTATTAGAACTAATCCCTCCTTCCCTTCCTATTCCTGATTGGGTAGAATTTGCCCGGCTAATGTTAGTAGATGCCGAGTTCAACCAATTCTATCAACAATTGGTTCCTTTAAATCCACTACTTGCAGGGAGTCTACAAGTAGCTCTATCTCAAGCAAGTTTGGGACGGCCAGAATCTTTTGCAATGGTTTGGGGCCTGGTCGCTCCTAACATCGCGCCGGAGCATAAAAGTCAATGGGCTGGGTATGCTCATATCTGTAATATACCTAGTGACTTTATTGCTATTCTACTCTCTTGAGAGAGTGGCAAAATCTTGCCACTGATTAATTGACTTAGCGTATGGTCCCTCTCTTGAGTATCAGCGAATTATTCTAGAGAGGGATTATATTATTTATTTTTTCGAGTATTGACAAAATCTTCAAGAGCTTCAACAAACCCATCAAAAAAACTAATTGTATAAAACATAATAAAAGCAACAATTAGTACAAGTATTGTGAGTACTACAATAGATAAAATAACATTAAGAATGATGTTCATAATTAATCAGCGCAACTAGGGTGGTTATTTTTAAAGTTGTCCTTTCTTTTAAAAGAACAGTACATTTGTATGGCGCTGTCTTGATTTTCTTTAGTTTATAGTAAAGAAAATAATAGATGCTCACCATTGTACTTAAAACTAATTTAAGTTTGATATAATACAGTAAAGCCAAGAGGTAATTATGTCGCTAAAAGCTTATGTTGTTTCTGACTCTAATGACAGTGTCGTAATCACCAATATGACTGAACTAGAGGCTAAAGACGCTAAAATTAAGGCTTTAGAAGATGAAGTGTATGAGTTAAAGACTCATATTAAATCATTAAATAGCGAGCTTGATAAAGCAGAAAGAAAAGCGTATACTGGATTAGGAGACTAGTGACACATTGATATTAACGGCAATATATTAATAGCATACAAGCTAACTTGTGTGCTATTATAATTATTTGTGGATTATTAATTGATTTAATCTTCGGAGATTATCTGTGCTCAGAGAAAAACTTGCAGAATATGCCCACGAAGCTTGGTCAAGGTGGATGCGCTATCTCTTTTCAAAATCTATAGTAAATAGTGACGGCTCTGTAACGATACTTGTATCACTGGTAAAGAGGTGGGCTAGACAGATGAATACTGATTACCTCATGCTTCTAAACAGCGAGCAGCAGAGTGATATTCTAGAAGCAGATAAAATGCTTAGTATAATGAATGCTAATCATACAGCCGCATAGAAAGATTGTAGAGTAACTATTTGTTTAACTAATAGCACACAAATCAATTTGTGTGCTATTAATAGTTGCACGCCAATTCAAAAATGAAACGCATCAACCTCAAGATGTCTTTTATGTTAATGAAATAATCTAGATTTTACTAGATTTTTCAGACTTCGATTAATTCGAGTAATTGTGCTTCGGTTAGCTGAGTAATGCCCAATTCTAGGGCTTTTTCTAGCTTAGAACCAGCCGCTTCTCCTAGCACTAAATAATCAGTTTTTTTGCTCACAGAACCCGTCACTTTCCCCCCAGCTTTTTCGATTAATTCTTTCGCTTCCTCCCGTTTGAGAGTTGGTAAAGTGCCAGTAATCACAAAGGTTTTCCCTGCTAAAGTCGCTTTTGTGGTGGTGGTTTTTGCTGCTGCGGCAAATTGTAAACCAGCTGCCTGTAATTTAGCGACTAAATCCCGATTAGCGGCGATTCTAAACCAATCATAGACCGATTGAGCGATTTCTTCACCGATACCATAGACAGAAGCTAAATCAGTCACGTTGGCGTTAGCTAACTTCTCCACAGTCCGAAAACTTTCGGCGAGAATTTTGGCGTTAACACTGCCCACATAGCGGATTCCTAGCCCATAAAGTACCCTCGACCAGCTTTGATTTTTGCTTTGAGCCATAGCTGTAATCAAATTTAAGGCGGATTTATCGCCCATTCGGTCTAATTTGGCAATTTCCGTTTTTTCGAGGCTGTAGAGGTCAGAAATAGCGGTAACTAATCCCTGTTCAATCAGCAAAATCACCACTTTTTCCCCTAATCCCCGGATATCGAGGGCATCGCGACTAGCCCAGTGTACTACACTTCCCCGCAAAATCGCCGGACAGGAACTATTAACACAGCGCGTCACCGCTTCCCCCACCGGACGGACTAGGGGAGATTGACATTCAGGGCAATTAGTGGGCATCTGGAAGGGTAAAGTCTGGGGAGGACGCAATTCTGGCAGGATTCTCACCACTTCCGGGATAATTTCCCCCGCTTTGCGGATAATTACCGTGTCACCGACTCGGATATCTAATTCGGCCACTCGATTGCTATTATGTAAAGTAGCCCTTTGTACGGTGGTCCCTGCTACCTGTACCGGTTCCATCACCGCCATGGGTGTGACTGCGCCGGTGCGTCCCACATTGACGATAATATCTTTAACTACCGTGGGGACTTCTTCGGCAGGATATTTTAAAGCGATGGCCCACCTGGGGAATTTTTGGGTGAATCCTAAGCGATTTTGTCGCTGTAAATCGTTGATTTTGACTACGACACCATCGGTCATGTAGGCTAATTGATGACGTTTTTCTTGCCAATCTTGATAGTATTGCGCCACTTCTTGCAGGGATGGACAGAGTTGACGGTGGGGATTAACCAGAAATCCCATGCTTTCTAATCTATCTAAGGATTGCCATTGAGTAGTGATATGGTTATCGTCTAAATGCAGGGTATAGGCAAAAAATTGTAAGCGTCTTTTATCAACTATTTTCGGATCTAATTGTCGTAGGGTTCCCGCTGCCGCATTGCGGGGATTAGCAAAGAGAGATTCCCCTTTTTCTTCTCTTTCTTGATTGATTTTATCGAAGGTATCGAGGGGTAAAAAGGCTTCACCGCGCACTTCCACAATTGCTGGGGGATTATCTATATTTAAGCGTAAAGGAATAGAGCGAATTGTCCGCACATTGGGGGTAATATCTTCGCCATTGACTCCATCCCCTCTAGTAACACCTCTGACTAAAAAGCCGTTTTCGTAGGTTAAAGCTAACGCGGAACCATCGATTTTTAATTCACACACATATTCCGTGTCTTGGGTTTCATTTACATATCTTTGCCAACGGTTGCCCCATTTATTTAATTCTTCGAGGTTAAAGGCATTTTCGAGACTATACAGGGGAATATTATGACGGACAGAAACGAATTGACTAGAGATTTTATCCCCGACTCTTTGGGTGGGACCATCGGGGGTGATTAATTGGGGATAACGCTTTTCTAGGTCTTCTAACTCCCGATAAAGTTGATCATAAACGCTATCGGATATAAAAGGATCATCAAGAACATAATAAGCATAACTGGCCCTTTGTAGTTCTGTTTTTAATTGTTGGCAGCGTTGTTGGATTTCTAAGGGGATAGTCATAATCGTTAATGAAGTGTATTAATAGTTGTATGCTATTATTAGAATAGTTATTTAAGGAGTACATATGCCAGCTGCACTACCAGATTTATCTACGGCCATTCTTAAGGAGTATCCTAATTGCGCGGGCCCCATACTAGACCAATTAGTTCATTGGGTTGATGAATACCAACTCACCTGGGTACCTGATAGAGACGGTAAAGATGCTTACTTCTTAATGTCTGAAATAGCACAAAGACTCAAGATGTCATTTAGCAATGTCAAAAACTTATTTAACCCTATTGTGCGTACCTGGGCAGATAGACCTGGCCTACCTAAACCACGTTTGATTAAATTAGATGCCTTAGCTATTAAACCATTTCAAAGAGCACTATGTACTTATTACGATGTCAATTACTATAATAATCACTTATGGGTATGTAATTGGACAGCGGCTTATGGACGTATAGCCCTCCATAATAATATTAGGCTGGGCCCCGCTCTCTCTCGTGTAGAGGGAACTAAGACAGCACCTGCACCACGAGCTACATCTATACGTAACGTAGAGACGGGCCCCACCTATAACTCTGAGCTTGAGTTACAGATGGATCTAGTATTATTAGCTAGTTATACTACTAACCCCTTCACTAGGGAGTTAACAGTAATTAACACACTAGAGAGTCGGGCCCGCACTCGCCGCTTTGACTTATGCCGTTCTAGTAATGGTAAGACACAGGTCATAGAGATTAAGATTAACCCTATTGACGTAGAGGACGTAGTATCTACTATAGCTGATAAGGGTTATATAGAACTAGCCAATAACCATTTTGATACACCAATTGAGTTCATATTCGTGGGGCCCAGCATTACCCCTCAAGCACAACGTTTATTGCACGAGCCTGTTTCATTTATGACTGTACAAGGGTTGCGCGATATGTTATTCCAAGAATCATTAGATAACACTCCTCCTGAAGGCCACTGGTATATACATAAGTGCAAGGAGATGCTACCTCGCTTATGGAGCTGATTAGCTATTGATATACCTCCCTGTTAGCGGGGGGGGGTAATTAGTAATAGTTCATTAGGGCTGTATGTAGTTGAGAGTGAGGCGGGCCCCTCGTGATATACTACGCCCTAATTACTGTAGTAGTTTATTCGTATACTTTGTTGGCACTATTAGTGCTGTGGGGCCATTGGTAAACGTTAACTTATGTACTCTGATGTCAAATCCATTATCGTGTTCTGTATATTGTAGCTCTAGACCTTTAAACAGGTATCTCATCAGCCGAACACTGCGGGCCTCATTATT